CGATAGGATTCGAACCTATGACCGCCTCCTTAGAAGGGAGGTGCTCTATCCAGCTGAGCTACGAGCCCGTAACTCTTAAAAATTGTCGGGGTGGCAGGATTCGAACCTGCGACCTCCGGGATATGAGCCCGGCGAGATGACCACTTCTCCACCATGCCAAACGCCACACTAACGCAGTGGCTGCGGTGGGTTCCCAACGTCCACAGTTTGCAAATTGCGGGGAGGCCTTCGTTCCACCGAAGCTGTCAATAAATAGAAAAGCGAAATCCCAAACGCCTCGAATTCGACACTCGAGGCTGAGAATTATCCCAGGACTTCCACGGCGAGGCGGTCTTCATCGACCGCTGCAACACCATAGAGCACGTCGATTACGTGCTTGGTTGCCAGTGCGTCTGAGTCCCACTGGCGCGTGTAGCGCAAAGTGATGCCCGTGCGCGGGTCATTGATGACCGAACCGAGTGCACCTGACCCAGCAGGCGGCAATGGCAAGGCACGCATCGCCAACACAAACGCATCTCGATGGAACGCGATGTTGTGCGTGGTGTCTGGCGTGCCAGCTGTCACCGGCACGAGCTGCGACATGTAGCAGTTGAACCCATAAATGCGACCAAGCTCGGCTTCGGTAAGCGCGTTGCCACCGTCACCCCGCTTCTCGGCAGATGTAAACTTGTCGAGGCCGAGCAACCCAACTTCGTCCTTTGGCGACACGATGAGGTTCCGGCCCATTGCTGGACACTTCTGCAAGTTCAACTGCAGACGTGCAGCCAAGATGGTCGCGTCATCAATGTCAGTGCCAGCGGTCCCAACATCATTTGCAATGCTGGCGTAAAGCTCCAACAGGTCCGTTTCGATTGTTTCAGCAATCCCAATCATGCCGTCGGTGACGTAGTTAACGGCATCCGCAATCGCCTTCGCTGATGCATCGTCCTCCAGATGCCACGCCACGTATTTATGCTTGTCGAGAACGACTTGCGTTTTAGTGTTCGTAGGGGTGTCTGGAACCACGTTCACGTTGGGACTCTTGTCCTTCACCGTGAGCGCGCCGCGCTTGATGATGTTGATGGTGTCACCCATCGCGGCGATCTCATTGGTAGCATCGCGGTTGATGAGGTTCGCCATCACGAGGTTTGCGCTCAAGGCGCCGATCGCTTGCGCAGCCCAGAATTGTGGGATCGCGTCAGCGGTTTCTGTAGTAGTGACGTTAGCCATGGTCTCTTTTCCTTAGACTTTAGATTTAGAGACGAATCTTCCCGGCCTTTGCGAGCTCAAGGATTTGTGAGGCGTTAGCCTGCAGGTACTCGAGGTCGTTGGCCTTCGATGCGTCCCATGGTTGTTGAATGGGTGGTGGGGTCCCAGCAGGGCGCCCCTGAGCTCCAGCGCCTGGAGCCGACTGCACAAAGTGCGGGTTCTCGTCCAAAAAGGACTTCACGAACGCGCTCACGGGCAGTTCGTTGCCTTTGCCGTCCAAAGCGGGTTCACCGTTCGGACCAGCAACGTAGACTTTGCCCTCATCATTAACGCGAACACGGTCACGCAGGAGCGCCGCGACCTGATTAGGTGCGATGGCCCTGTGCTGCCCCGCGGCTTCCAGAAGCGTGGTCTCAACCGTCTTGGCTTGATACTGCTGCCGGAACTTCGCGAGCTCAGCGTCTCGCTTTGCAATCTCAGCGTCCTTTTCCGCCTTGATGCGGTCGGCCAGCTCCTTGTATTGCCCCGACTTCTCGAGCTCCTCTTGCTCCTTCTTCCGGGTGTCATTGACCAACTTGGACACGTCGTCCCAGGTGTTGAAACCAAGAGCCTGAAGTCGTTCTTCATGTTGCCGGCGTTCGCGTGCCAGACGTTGTTCGACGATTGCGTCGATGACCTCCTGAGACATCGTTGAGGTAGGTTGGCCTGGAGTGCCCGGATTTGCCGGGGTGCCCGATGCTGGAGTCTGGTTGGTTGTGGTCTGGTCCGCGGGAGCTGGTGCACCGTTGGGGGTCTGAGTGTTCGTGTTCGTGTCGCCCATGCCTTCCTCCTTCATCACGTGGCCGGGTGGCATGTGGTGTCCCGGTCAACAAAAAGAAAGGCCGCACCGGAGTAGTGCGACCTTGAAATGCCCGTGCGTTTTTCCTCCTGGGCTCGAGGCCCTTCCAACTGCGTCACTGCACGTTCACGACGCGGCGGTAGCCGTCACAGGGAGTTCTGTGCGGATGTAGCTCTAAGTTCTTCCAAGATGACCTCGAGCTCTGGTCCCTCAATGTGGGAGCCGAGTCGGGCCTTGGTTGCTAGAATCAGATTCTCGATGTGAGCCGTGCCGGTGCTCACCAGCGTGGCGTATTTGAGAGCGTCATCGAGCTCGGCATTCAAGTCGCCGGGGTCGAAGTCGGTCGGGTATTGTCGGGTGCTCAATGGCTCGCTACTTTCGATGCCCATCCACTTGAGCGCCAACCAATCCACATAGGTCTCGGCAGCACTCATGCGCGCAGCGAACTTCGCCAGGAGCGCGTCCTTGTCCATCGTGAGATAGCTCAGCGCGATTCCGGTCTGAACGTGCTTCGATTCCTCGTTCACCCGTCCGAGGCCCGAGAGCATCCGAATGGCGCCTTCGGTCTTCTCAATCTCTTGGCGCAAGACCTGAATCTGCGAGACATCTGGGCCGAGGTAGAACGGCGGATTGCTCACGGTGTCTGAGTAAGGAATGGCTCCATATGCAGAGAAGTCGACCTTTGCGAGCTGGTCCCACGTGCTCTCAGGCACTGCCATGATGTTGAAGACGTGCGCCGCAATCTGCTCATCGATGAGACTCTGCAGATTGGTTAGCCGCCGATTCATTGGGGCAATGTCACGGATGGCGCTCGGAGCTACCAGCTCGCCATTTTCGCGCCGTCCCCAGAAGACCATGACGACCGGCACTTCACCGCATGGGTGAACGCCACGGTCGACCACGACTTCCTTGACGACTTTGTCTTCGCCCTCTCCGGACTCTTCCTCCACAACGAGAATCCACTCGTCGCGCGTCCAGATTCGATACTGGTAGGTGATGCCGGGGTGGTCTTCGCTCCAGGTACGCCGCGTGTCTTGTGTTTCGCGTATCTTCACCCACTGCAGGATGCCCCTGGAATCGACGTCCCAATCGATGATGTTCTCGGTGTCGACCAGGTAAGCGTAGGGTCGTACACCTTGAGCCATCTCATCGGCGCGTGTTCGAACTTCACCAGCACCGTTTGTGCGGTCAACCACAATGGCCACTCGGCCACCACGCTGAACGAGCTGCGCCGCGCTCTCGTAGAACTCATCAGCACCGTTGCCCAAAAGGTCAATATCTTCCCAAAAGGGCTGCAGAATGTTCGTTGCCCTCGGTTCTGCCGTGCGCGGAATCGACTCGCGGAAGAGATGCGCCGCATAGGTATCCACCACGGCCCGCGTGTGATTCACGTGCACAGTTCTGGCCAGACGGTCAGCAAAGAAGGACTGAGGCTCCTTCTGGTGCCGGAAGATGTAGCGGTCCACGTATGGGCGGCCACCTTCGTAGCAGAGGCGGTATTCTTGCCATTCTTCGGCGTGTTGTTTGTAGAGCGGGTGCGCGATTGGCATCAGCGGATCGTGTATGGAGGTAGAGGACCCAACGGGGTCTTCATTCGTTTCTTTGCGTAGTAGGACAGCAGCACGGCATAGAACTCATCAGCGTGGCCGTAGGCGTCTTTCTCGGCCTTGTAGGTGATGTTCTTGTCCGTCGTTTGAATCTTCTGAATCTTCGTGAACGCGTGCCTCAGCCGGTAGTCATCCACTGGAATCTTGAACTTCCGTCGCTCCATGAGGAGTCGAATCTCTGGAATGAGCTCGTACACCTCAGCCCATTGACCACCTTTGACAGCGTGCACGGTTCTCTTCCCGAACTCT